TCCCGATTAGAGAACGCGGGAGAGGCGCGTATTGCTGAACTTGCTAATGGTGAGTTTGGGGTTGCTCTTTCGGTAGCACCCGAGTCCATGTTCCGCTCTAAGGCTGAACAGATAATGTGGCTGCGTCACGAGATTCAGCATGTGATTGATCGCGTTAAAGGCGGCTTTGAAACAACTCTCAGGCAACCAATACAAGGGTTCACCCCTACTGGCGACTTGGATGTACGACCCGGCCACTTCCAAGACTTCGACTTATTCGAGACGGATTTCCCACGAGCATTACTTCGTGGAGAAGTAGACGACGTAACAACCTTTGCACCTCGCCCCGCCACGACGCCTGTGCGTGCTGCGGAGATTCCTGCAAGCGTAACTTCTACAGATGCTGCACAGGCAAACTATAAGTTGCCCAGGGACTTGCAAAAGTCGAATGTAAACTGGGGCGTTTATGGAAACATCACGGACTATTTCGAGTCTGATTTCGACCGTGCGCTTGTCATCGCTACTTCCCAAAGACCATCTAAGCGTCGCGCTACGTTTGTAAAAGAAATAGAAAAAGTCCTCGGGCGAAAGTTTACTCAGAGAGAACTTAAAGAACTTGCTGCGCCGCTTCGTGCGCGCATCACAGAGATTGTTAGAGGTGGCGGCACTAGCATCCCAGCATCAGTGCGTGCTGCTGTGCGAACGAGGGGTGAGGACATCATCCTGTATTTGAACTCTCCCGAGATTCCCATACTGCTTGAGAAACCTGTCGGAACCCTTACGGCTAGAGAGCGGAACTCACTAGGTCACCTAACTCAGCAAGAGCAATTTAGGACTCGAAATGGCCCTATCGCGCAAAGGTTCCGGGATGAGCATGAACTTGAACGCGCTCAGATAGCCCCCGCCACCCCCGACGTAACGCAGCCTGTGCGTGCTGCGCTGAAACCTGCTGCTCCCGGTGAGGCTGACTGGCTAGGGCCAGCAGTAGCGGATCAAGCGGCTCTTGATCGTATGGCTGCGGCGCGGCAGGAAGCAGCACGTCGGGCTGCGGTAGATGCAGAAATAGATGCGCTGCCGCCTCAAGACGGTGGGATTCGCACAGAGTCACCCGCTATTAGAGCAGAACGTGAAGCGGAAGCGCGCGGCGTAACGGTAAACCGACCGGAAGACTTCAGGATTCCACGTAACCTAGCTTCGTCAAGGGCATATCAGGGTGGCACGAGGTTGTTCTTCACGAACGATCTTGACCGGGCCTTATTCATTGCAACGTCTCGGAAGCCCTCGAAGAACCGTCTAGAGTTTGTAGCTGAACTCAAAGCTTTCCTCCCTGACAACGTGGACATCAAGGCTGCTGGTCAGGTTGTGCGTGCAAGGGTTAATTCTCTTATTGGTGGCAACCCAAAAGAACTCACGATCCCAGCGATATACATCGAACTACCCAAACCATCGACTTTGAGAGTCCGAATCACTTCAAAGTATCCGTATGGAGGATATGCGTCCGGGCAAAGACCATTTGGTGGAGAAGGTGGGCAGCAGGGACGTTTGGGGACAGGTCCAGGGAGTCAGCCGCCTGGACCGCTTGGGCCAAGTCGCTTGCCAGGATCGCCTGACCACCCGCGCCCAGGGACTCCCTTGCTTGAAGGCATGGAGAAACCTGTGCTTGACCCGAACAATCCCATTGGCCTCGAATCGGAGCCTCTTCCGGGTCTTCGTAAGAGAGACACCTTCCGAAATCAAGCGATTCGTATGGGGCAGGCGGTCAAACTTCCGCTGCCGCGTTTACGAGACCGCGTTGGTGTGGTCGTAGATCGGCAGATTAGAAAGACAGAGCGTATCCTTCGCGCACAGGCAGCGTTGTTTGGCGAAATGCACGGCCAACAGATTACGAAGGCTTTCCCTGACCTAGACGATGCAGGGCGAATACCAAGCCTTGCTGGAATCGACTCGCGTGTTCCCGGTGCGCCGCATTGGACTGACATAGGGCCACGATTTCCGACATACGAACCGCACCTGACCCCCGCACAGCGCGCTGCGTACATTGAACTCCGAGAAGCCTTAGTTCCGTGGCGAGAGATGCTGCGTCAACTTGGCGTTGACTTGGACTCTCGTGCTGACGTGATGATTAACGGTGGCTTCTATATTCCTCGCACGCCTGATGTTAAGGAAATGCGAGCGGTCCTGGACATCAACGATCCCATTGTGCTTCGCGATCTCCTAAGTCCAGGGGCAGCACAGGCTAGGGTTAGCTTTGAACATGCTGCAACATTTGAGTCGGCGGCTCTGGGGATTGATGAGGCTGGGATTAAGTATCTGCTTCCAGACGATGGGCTTGAGTCTTACATTCAAGACGTGGGGCGCAAGTCTACAAAAGCGTGGGTGGCAAACTTCGCAGCAAACGCCCTTGACGAAACCGGCTACCCGATTGCCCGGCCACATGCACAGGGAGCCAAACGTACCGTCGCAGTTATAGACGAGGCAGGGCAGGTTGTTGGTAGCACGAACGTTCGCGTTTCAGCAGGAGAGCGCGGGCGCATCATCTTGCCGAAAACGGAACTCGCAGAGATATCCTCTTACGACTTCCCGTCCGAGATGGCCGATGCTGTTAATGCCGCGCTAGATAATCCATCGCAATACATTGGCAAACTCCCTGGGCCACGCAATATCGCTGCCTTCAATCGGCTCTGGCGGTCCTTTAAGTCAACGCTTGACGACTCAGGCCTCGGTATTCAGTCATGGCCGCTGCTCGCGTCACATCCGCAGGAAATCCCAGGGGTGCTTCGGTTAAACGCCAATGCGATGCGGAACCCGAGGTTGTTTCAGGCGTGGATGCGTTCAATGGATGCTCAGATGGCTCGCGAAGGTGGCATTAGCATTGAGGAGATGGCGCGTAACGGACTCGATCTTGGAAGAAGGACTGAGTTTAATTTCAGGAACGAGGGGCTTGAAGGTGCAATAGCCCGGATTCCTGGTGTTCGGACCGCTGATAGTACGTTCTCTCAAACAGGTCGAGGGAATCGCATTAAGTGGGCAAGGATTTTTCTGCGAGACGAATTACAGGGCTATTCGCTCTTCGGTAAGGAAATTGTTCCATTCGGGCGACGCTCGCTTGATGATATTCGATCCAGTGGTGACTTAGGGCGGATCATGGAAATCGCCAATAACGTGTCGGGTTCGGCGACTGGGCGATTTGGCGGTGCTTGGGGAGACTGGCTTCTCTTTGCTCCGCGGTTCCTTCAGGCTCGGTTTGAGACAATCCTGAAGGGAGTTGCGGGTATGCGCCCCGGAGCACCCCTTAATCATCGTCTTGCACGGCGCACTGTTTTGCAGATGATCGGCCTTATGACAACGACTACATGGCTCATTAACGAACAGCGAGGGAAGGATACAGATTTTCGCCCAATCGTGAATGGTCGCTATAACCCGAACTTCATTCGAGTTATGGATGTTGCCGGTAGAGATATCAGTCTCTTTGGTCCGTTCGACTCAATAGCGGCTCTCATGGTAAACGTCGGCATCGGCGTTCAAGGTGGCGACCCAGGGAAGATTTCTAGTGCTTTCCGTGGGTTCACGTCAGGTTTCGTTGGTCAGACATGGGACTTGGTTATGAGAGAGGACTTCCTCGGTCGCCCTATCACGAACAACAAGGAACGACTCGTTCATTTCGCTCGTAGCATCGTGCCGTTCTCTGGGAATGAAGCCCAGCAACTTGGCGCAGAGGGTGCGTCAGCGGCACGAGAAGGCGATGTTAGGGGAGTTCGTGACGCCGCTATAGGAGGCGTTTTTGAGGCGACTGGTATGCGCACGACCGAGCGCGGCATCGGTGACATCCTGAACGCCGCCGCTCGCGAGCAATACCCGCAGCAAACTGCTGCTGCAAGCGGACGGCTTGGGACGGTTGCAGCCGACCCCTATGACCTGCTTGAGCCGTACCAGAAAAAGGACTTGCGAGAATCGCTGGGTGCTCAACTTGACCCACGAATAAGTAATCGGCAGGACAATCAGTCGAAATACTTCCGAGAGATGGATGCGATCACTGAGGAACGGCTTGAACGAGAAGCGGATATTGTCGCTCAAGTTGCCGCAGGAACAATGTCAAAAGATGTAGCTAAAGATAATTACGGAGAAGCCCAGTCAGAGGCGGCTATTCGACGCAAGCAGGCCGCAAAGGACTTCGGCATTGAGTTTGAAGAACAATCACTTGACGAAAGTGAAGGAAACAAACTTGCGTTGCAGCAATACTATGACTTGATGGAACCTGGCCGACCTTCTGGGGGTACTCCTGTCGTCAATAAGGCTGGCAACTTTATGGGATGGAAGGTATGGGATGCCGAAATGGTGAAGTTGACAAATAAGTGGCGCGCAGCGGGAAGACTTGATTATGTTCTTCGGAACATTCGTGACAGTGAACATGCCGAAGGGCTGTTGGCTAGAGGCGCAGGGCAGATTTTATCTACAGCAACCTTAGACAGAATTGCAGCATCTGACGCTGCTCGTGCAGAAGCGGGAGGAGCACCACGTACTTCCAGAACAGAAACTGGTACAAGAACCAGTACGGGGGCAACGTCAACGTGGCGTGAGTTAGCTGACCAGGGGCTTGTAGGCCCGTCTTGGATGAGAGAAGAAGCCCTGCTACGTCTTAAAGAGGCTAACTTAGCTCCAACTCGTTAGCACCTCTATATATAGCGATTCAAAACCGATGCGCTACACTATGGCGTAGTTAGGAGTCTTCACTTGGTTACACCAGCAGATACGGTTTCGACAACTGAGGCAGTTGTTGATTCTCCTTCAGTAGAAGCTGCCGAGGAATCTCTTGTTACGAGCGATGTAAGCGAGGCCCAGGTTTATCAACTTGGCCCCGACGACATTCTCGACGAGGAAACCCCGGCAGAGTCACCGGAAGAGGATCAGCCTGTAGCAGTTGCGTCGGAACCCGAAGCTACTGATGAACCGGAAGAAACGGCGAGCGAGCCTGCCGCTGAAGAAACTGATACTGAAGAAGCAGCACCCTCGGTAAACATAAGAGATACCGAAGAGTTCCGTAATCTTCAGGCATCAGCGGACAGGCAGATCGCAGCGGCACAGGCTGAAGCAAGGCAGATAGCAGCACAGGCCGCAGAAGCAGCATCTCAACAGGCGATAGAAACGCAGGTTGAGGCGCACCGCAGAGACCTCGCAACTTTCTACGACGAGCAAGGGCTTACGCCAGATATGTATGCCCAGCGGGTCGCAGAAGCAGGCGACAATCTTGCGGGAAGATTGCGGAGCGAAACGCAAGCCGAACAGTTGAACGAAGCACAGACAGCCCAAGCGCAGCAGGTGGTTCAGCAGAATCAAAACGCTGCGATGGGGATGTTGACGGCTTTCACAAAAGACCTTACCGAAAAGCACAACCTTTCCGAGCCAATCGAGACTGCTCTCAACAAGGTAGCCGCTTTCGGGGTGACGAGGATTTCGGAGTTTCAGGACGCTAACAACGCCTTGTCTCCAGAGTTCAGTTACCTCGGGGAAGCTATTGCGGAGATTGCTGCCGAGGCGGGGAATGTTGCGTCATCTAGGGCAGAGACAGCATCGGCTGAAGCTAGGAAGTCGGTTGTTCCCGCAGGGGGTCCAGAAAACCAACTGGATTCCGGGGGGAGCCAATCGGGTTCTCAGTCAGATGCACAGTTCATGGCGGATTACGCCGCAGGACGAAGCGACGACACAGCACGAGCCATCTCAATCCAGCAAAAACGTGGAAATATGTAGCTGGGGACAGGCTCTTAACCGGAGAACAATATGGCAACAGGGACGACATATACATCCTCTCTTGCCGACTCTCTCCCAGATATTGTGAATCAGGCCCGTATCGTCCGAGAGACGAAGGGTGTGATGCCGCAACTGGCTGACCGGGTAAAACTCGGTACAGGAGTTGGCAACAGTTGGAAAGAAATCTCGCTGGCGCAGTTGACTGCATCAGCAATCACCGAGACCACTGAGGAAGACAATCCCCAGGTTCTCGCGGACACTCCGTTTTCGATCACGCCCGAAATGATTTCGGTTCACACGTTCCTTACGGATCGTGCGGCTCGCAACGTCTCGAAGAACGTGATTGCGAAGACGGGCGCGCTTGCTCAGAACGCTATTGAGCGCAAGAAGGACATTGACGGCATCACCGTTCTTGACGGTGCTACCACGTCTCTGTGCGGAACCGGCACGACCCTTACATCAGGCCATGTAGCCGCAGGTGCGTTCCGCATCCGCAGCAACACGACCGAGACATGGGACGGCCCGGTTTCTTTCGTGCTCCACGGCTTTCAATCCAAAGACCTGTACGACGAATTAGTCGGTGGCGTTGGAACCTACCCGGTTCCTGCTGGTTCGACCGCTGAAGTTTACGGCAGAGGCTACATGCTTCCGATCGCAGACGCAGCGTTCTTCCAGGACGACAACATTCCGCTTGACTCGACCCCGGACGCAAAGGGTGGCATTTTCGCCTCCGGTTCCGGTGGAGCCATCGTTCTGTGTCAGGCTCGTGCGCCGTTCGTGAAGATGGTTCGTGACGAGTTCATCGGTGGTGGCGGCACTAACATGCTTCACCGCGACGAGTACGCGTACGCCGAGCGATCTTCGGGCAACTGGCTCTTCGAGATTCAGAGTGACGCAACTACTCCGACTAGCTAACGATGCTAGTTAGAGGCTCAATTGGAGTCTCTAAACAATCAGTCCCAAACCCGCCTTATCGGTAAGGGGACGAGGTAATAGAAAATGGCTATAAACGCTCAAGGAGAAGTGGGACGTATCCGACTTTTCAACGACTTTTTTGGAGTCGGGGACACTCTGGCACTAACCGCTGATACAGCGGATTTGGGAGCCTTCTACGCCGGTGGCGAGGGGTTCGAGGACAACGATGCCGGTATTGCAGGTAAGGACGCGCTTTCGGGCGTTGTAACAATCACTTCTGGCAATACCGACGCTGACACGACCTTTATCGGCACACACATCGGTCTTGATGTTGGGCTGATGGGGACGATTGTTCTGGAAGCTCGCGTTCAACTTCCCGACTTGGACACTAAAGAGATATTCTTTGGGCTGACCAGCATCCTTTCGGTTGATGAGCAGCTTGAAGATATCGTCATCAATGCTTCGGGAACAACCCTCACTATCCCTGCGGACTGTGTTGGTTTTTACCTGAGTGATGAACTCACTGACGATGAAGACTGGCACGGCATCCACAGTGGTGGTACTGCCACGGCTTCAACCACTACTACTGCCGTTGACCTAGACGATGACGCTGTAGCTGGTGAGTGGCAAATCCTTAAACTTGAAGTTGATTCAAACGGGACCGCTCGTTGGTACATCGACGGTGACTTGAAGCAGACGGTTAAAGGTGCATGTTCGACAACAACCAATTTGGCTGTTTGTCTTGCTGCTGCCGCTAACACGACTGAACTTGCCATCATGGATGTAGATTACCTTCTTGTTAAGGCAAACCGTGACTGGAACGCCTAGTCAATAGGTAAGAACGCCCTCGCCCTTCGGGGCGGGGGCAACAACTCCAAAGGGAACCTATGAGCGCAGAAGAGATCATTGGCAGGCAGTTAATAGAACTTACTGAATTGGAGTCTCAACTCAGTGCCACGGTATCCGTGATCCACATGCTCAAGAACCAGACGGTCACTCTTGACCAGATCGAACTTCACGATGGCGGGTTCACCGTCAGCGATTGTGAGCAGGTTGAGAAGGCTGAACAGGAACCTGTTGCGTGACGCTATTAGTCGGGACTTTCTCTATCCGCAAGGACGAGCCTGCCTGGAGCCTTGAAGAGTTGAACCTGCCTCCTGCTAACTTCGGCCCTCCACGTCGGTATCAGATCGTCAAGGTTGTTCGTAACGACCGGCTTGTCGAGCATCGGACTGATATGGGGCCAGCATCTGCCTTTGGAATAACAAAGCAGTTGAACATCATTGGCGGTACAGTAGACGAGCGAGGGCGTGGTCATGTCTGGGAGACTGTAGCGTCTCTCATGGACTACGCAGACAACTTGCGCGGCAAGAAGTTTGACTGGGACGAAATCCCGGCGATGTCAGCGCAAGACTATCTAACGGCTTACGAAGACGAGAAAGACAAACAGCAACGAAATCTTGTCGGACGAAAGACCACTGGCTCATTAGCGAAGGACAAACGATAGATGCCCTCGATGAAAGAACTCGCAGAACTCAGCAACCAAGTCCTCGAAAGCGAAGACGAAATGCGTCCAGAGGAACTTGCCTTGCTTGCCCAGGATGCGATCTCTCCGGGCATGGAAGACGCGCTGGTTCAGTTGCCAAGCAAAGAGACTCCGTGGGGGATCACGATAGAGGAGATGGAGTCTGCTGGCTGGGTCACTGTCTGGGACAAGTTCACGGGTGAGCCGAGCAAGGTCAACCGGAACATGCTTGCTGCTCAACTTCTCAAGGTGAACGACGAAGGTGTTCGTTGCTTCACGACTGTTAAGCCAGCGATTGAGCCGTGGCGTGGCAGTACGCTCTGTATGCTCCATCCAGATTCTGAAGATCGTTCTGCGTATGACCGTATGGGGCTTCCGGTTTGCAAGTCGGGCAATCTCGCCAGTGAGTTCCAGATGCGGCTGCACATGCAGCACCGCCACAAGAACGAGTGGGCGCAGATTCAGGACATTGAACAGCAGAAGGTTGACGGGGAAGAGCGACTTGTTCGACAGGCTCTTATTCGCGCCAACACGCCTGACGAAGACCTTTCAGTGCCGGTAGCCGCAGTTAACGAGGCTGCACCTCCAGTCGAGATTGTTCCTCCAGTTATTGAAGAGGAAGAGGAAGAGGTCGTTCCCGAAACCTTCGTTATCGAACCAGAGGTTGAGCCGAAGCGTGTCAAGGTTGAAGAAATGCTTTCGGCTTGCTTATTTTGCGACAAGCCGATGAAAGGCAAGTCTGTTAGGCAGAAGAACCGGAACACTCGCCTGCATATGTCCTCTTCGCATCCTGAAATGGAAGTAACTATTTAAGTCATGGCTGTAATCGTCGGGCAGACTCGCGAAGAACTTCGCAAATCTATCGGCCACAATCTCGGTGCAATACGTCTCGGGACTATGACTGGTTCTGGCTCGACCTCGACCGGCGTAGATGCAGAGATGCCTAACGCCGACGACCACGAGAACGGTAATCACATCGTCTTTACGTCTGGG